AGTATATGAGGGACACTGCGCCTAGGACATCTCCACCTACGAACAGATTTAGGGACGCGGACAAAGTTAGCATGAACCGGTATTATGCAACGAACCGAGATATAAAGGAGGGTTTGGCTCCTGAGTCGGGTATTAACAGAAGTATTGGTTCATCTGGGTTAACTCGTGGGCCATTGGGCGCGGATCCGTTTGCACCTATTAGAGATGCTAGAGGGTACGTTCCTTATAGAGAGCCAACGTCTTTTGTACCATCTAATCCTGTAAGTGATCTTACGAGAAAAGGTATTGCGAGCATTGGAAATGTTTGGAAGAAGAATCCTCTTATAAGTTCTGGTCCAAGAAATTCTGGAAGCTTGCTTCGTAATGTTGTTAATTACTTGCCGAATGTTGGGATGAATCTTTTAGGTTCTATTCCTGGTGGTATAATGGCAGGGGCGGGAGGTCTTACGGATGCACTTGTCCCAGGTTTAAACGAGAAGACTCGAAACAACATTGGTGAAGGGCTAATGGAGATGTTGGAATCTTCTGTGGGGTATGGCGGGGGATATCGCAATATACTAAATCGTAGCAACATGAATAAATACAGGCTTAGTTCGGCACTTGATAAGAGTAAAGGCACTGCGGGTGGTGGCAGTTTAAGTGCTCCTACTGTTAAGACTTTAACGGATGCTGAGAAAGCTGGTGATAAAATCTTGGACCTTGGTCCGGGGGTCAGGAATAGAGACGTACAGGTTTTGACAGGGAGGCCGTTAGATGACAGCAGTTTTGTGTATCAACGAAAGCGTGGCTATGACCGAGATAACGTGCTTGGTGACCCCGACTATTTGTATGATCCTAGCCTAAGAGCTTTGGATGAGGAAGAAGCGATACGAAAAGCTATAGCAAGTAGAAAAAATCTTGACATGACGAAAGAGGGTGTTGCGGCGCGAGCGCGAGCGATTTTGGAAGGGGTAGATCCTAAAACTGTTTATCGTGGGACATCGGCTTTTAAAAGTGGCAACCGAAGGGTTGATAACTTTCCAGGCATGTATGCCAACACAAATTCAGCGGTGGCGAGGACGTATGGAGACACGGAGGAGTTTCTTTTTATGAACAACCCAAAGAAAGGCGGGTTAATAGTAGATGCGGATGGTCAGCCTTACTTCGATATTTCTGCCAACTCACGCACATCGTATAAAGGGGGGCAGAACCAGCCGTTAGGTAATTACATGGAATCGGATTGGGCGAAGAATACAAATGAGATTCTAGCAAAAATACAGCAAGATGCGAGGGACATTAAATATTTCAACCCAGAATCTTTGGTGTTGGAGAATATCATAGATCCTATCGTTATTCCTAAGTACCGCACTAAGTATCTTCAGGGTGACAATTACATAACATTAGATAGATCGACACTTAAAAGGCCAACGGCATTGATGTTGGAACAATTTAAGAAGCTCTCTGGTTTTGATTATCGAAACGGGGGGATTGTTTCGTTACTTAAATGAGGGACATTTTGGGGGACACGTTAGAATTATGGACGACGATAGAGCCATATAAGAGTTACAAGAGTGAGACAATTGGATGGAGGTTGTTGCCGGCGATAGACAATGATCAAATAAAAGTATATTATAGGGATGAGAAATGTATTGGGTTTGTAACGTGGGCTTGGTTCACTAAAAAAGAGTTTGATACCTTAGAGTTTAATGGTACTGAAGTATTTAAGAGGAACGAGGGTGATCTTTTGTATGTAGTTGATTTAATTATACCTCACGCATCTGCGGATGTTTTTAATATTGTGAGAGATATGCGAAGGCATTTATCGGAGAAGCACCCTGACAAGCCGATGGCTTTTGCACATCGGACGGGTTCCAAGAAACAATGGACGAATAGGAGCATTTAACATGGGTGCAGGCAATCAAGGTGGCAGCTCTAGTGCAGAAGACGGCGAAATCAGAAAAGCTTTCTCTGCGGATCCAAACGCAACGGCGAAGGATGCCAGAGATTATTTTAGAGACAGAGATTCTGGAAAGCTTGCGGCGAGGAGCTACTTAGACAGTAGACCTACGGACAGAACGATGTCAGATGGTTCTCCAATGGATGACACGTTTGCGGAAATAATCGATGGCAGATTAGGCAATATAGGCGTTACGAGAAACGACACAAGTTTTGTTAATGCAGATGGAGAGACTGTTGGATCAATCAACAGTGCTGGTAATTTCTCTGGTAATAGAGATGTAATTGCTGCGTTGCGAGGTACGCCATCTTTAAGAGACATGCGCCAAGCTGCGAGTCGCGAGGCTAAATATGGCCCTGGTTCGAGGGCCGCGCAAGAAGGAGATATAAACACGTCTTTGTTGGATCTTGTGGATTATGCTGAAGACGGCACGGTTCAAGGTATGGGTCCTAATAGATTTATGGATGAGAGGGGCAGGGGTCAATTGGTTTATGATCCAAGTGCCGTGATTCCCGGTCTTCCTTATCTTCAGGATCCACAGAACGATGTTTTTGTTCCGCAGTATGATCCTTCTAGGGAGAGTATGGCGGGCCGCGCACTTCAGGGTGTGACGGAATATATTGGTGACGGTGGCATGATGGGTGCTGTGGCCAGAGGTTTGGGTGGTTTATCGGATCGTATGAGTAGCGGTGTTGCGGAAGATCTTAATCCAGGAAACTTTAGTCCTATGCGTCCGGTGCTACGTCCGACTGATGGTAGTACTACAGAAAACACTGGAATAACGAGTGCTGGCATAAGGAATGCTATTATGGGCGGAGCGGGCTCCGTGAACAAATTGACCAGTGACCAACTACGAAATCTTCCTACTTACGCTGGCGGTCAACCATTTGGGTCATTATTTGCAGACCAAAGAGCGGCTCAAGCTGCTAGAGACTTCGCCTCTGGTGAAGGTAGCACATTTGGACAGATGTCAGGAACTCCTGCTTACTCTGATGACGCGGATCAACTTGAAGATTTAAGAACAACGGGAACAGTTCAGGCTCCCCCTAGTCAACCATTTGGGTCATTATTTGCAGATCAGAGAGCGGATCAAGCGGCTAACGATTTTTATACGGGTGAAGGTAGTACATTTGGACAGATGTCAGGAACTCCTGCTTTTGATTCAAGCGTTCCATACTCACTTCCACCTACCTCAGACGATAGAAACATTGTGCCAGATCGTATGCGCGAGACGGCATTAGAAAACCAAGCTTTAAGAGAAAAGGGTAGGAGAGAAGGTACGAGTATAGACTTGTTGGAAAGAGACTATTCAGGAATAGATGACGTAAACTCTAACCTATATGATGATCGTTTTGAGAGAGAAGAATCAAAGATGTTTGATTTTAACAATGAGTTACAAGAAATCATTGCAGAGTATAACAAGCGCAAAGAAAACCAACAAAGAGCAAACAGGGAGGCTTCTCTTGGGGGCGCGGATCAAGGTGTTTTACCTTCAAGCGTGTCTAACATAGTACAAAACCCAGACGGAAGTGCGAGTACAGGTACAGACGGACCAAACATAGAGGCCGTGGCTGCTGCCGCAAGAACTGATAGAGTTTCGAAGTTAAATGGTTTTAACCCTGCGGGTATTGGGGAACCAATAGCGAGGCAAAAAGCAACAGGTGCCGAGAACAACATGCCCTTAGAACAAGAAGGACCTTTTGTAGAAAGAGATTCTAGGATCCGAGATGCGATGGCACCGGATGGATTAGATGACAACATGTACAATGATGGCTCTGAGATATTTGACTTAAGTGAGACATATGATCCATCGGGTGGCGGTTTTACAGGTGGCGGTGGTGGCGGTAGTTTCACTGGATGTCCTGAAGGTTATGAACCAATGACACTAGAAAACGGAGAAACAGTTTGTGTTCCTATTGAGGAAGAGGTGATTGAAGAAGAAGTGGAGGAGGTAACTCCGGTTACTCCAACAGTTCGGCCTACTATGGGTCCTTCTGCATACACGCCTCAAGCGGTTTCTCCAATTCGCCCGTATACGTTACAACCTGGTGAACAAGGGGTTGGTAGTTTGGCAGATGTTCTTCAGCTTCAAAATTATCCAAATATAGTCTAATGGATCTACAAGCTCTTCCCGAAGAGGCGTTAAAAGAAATACTAAGCCTCACCGAAGCTAAGAAACGCTTAGATATTAGGGACGAGGCGCAAGAACATTTCATGCCGTTTGCACATCATGTGTACGAGAACTTCATTGAAGGGCGGCATCACCGGATTATTGCAGAAAAACTAGAGCAAGTGGCGCAAGGTAAGCTAAAAAGGCTTATTATTAACATGCCACCTCGTCATTCTAAGTCTGAATTTGCCTCCTATCTCATGCCAGCATGGTTCTTGGGCCGTAATCCCAAGCTTAAAATAATTCAGGCTACGCATAATACGGAGCTTGCTGTACGTTTTGGTAGGAAAGTGCGAGATTTAATAGACGATCCGCAATATAAGGAGGTTTTTCCTGACACGCACCTTAAAGAAGACAACAAAGGTGCAGGAAAATGGCAAACAAGTGCTGGTGGAGAGTACTTTGCGGCGGGTGTAGGTGCTGCGGTAACGGGTCGTGGTGCGGATTTGTTTGTTATTGATGACCCACACTCGGAGCAAGACGCTTTAAGTGAGACTGCATTCGATCATGCGTATGAATGGTACACTTCTGGTCCTCGACAGCGTCTTCAACCGGGTGGATCCATCATAATTGTTATGACTAGGTGGGGAAAGAAGGACTTAACGGGTAGATTACTGGCTGCACAGGGGTCAGATGTGATGTCTGATCAGTGGGAAGTGGTGGAGTTTCCAGCTATTTTGCCCTCAGACAAGGCATTATGGCCTGAATTCTGGGAAAAAGACGCATTATTGTCTATTAAGGCCTCTCTTCCAGTAGCTAAATGGTCAGCGCAATGGCAGCAACAACCGACCACATCAGAGGGTGCAATCGTTAAAAGAGAGTGGTGGCAGCCTTGGGAGAAGGAGAAAATACCCCCTTTAACGTATATTTTACAGGCATATGACACAGCATTTTCAAAAAAAGAAACTGCGGACTATTCAGCGATCACAACTTGGGGTATATTCAACCCAGAAGAAGGTGGACCAGACAACATAATTCTACTGGATGCCAAGCGAGGGCGTTGGAATTTTCCAGAACTAAAGGAAGTTGCGTTTGATGAGCATGAGTATTGGGAACCAGACATGGTATTGATTGAAGCGAAAGCTACTGGTACTCCTTTGATACAAGAGTTGCGGCTTCGAGGCATTCCAGCGTTGGGATTTGCGCCTGGAAGAGGTACGGATAAAATAACTCGTATGCACATGGTTGCGCCAATGTTCGAAGCTGGTGTAGTATGGGCACCAACGGACAAGAAGTTTACGGACGAAGTAATAGAAGAGGTTGCGTCATTTCCTAATGGTGATCATGATGACTTTTGTGATAGTATGACGTTAGCGATAATGAGATTCCGACAAGGGGGATTTGTTTCTCTTGAAGGGGAAGACATAGAAGAAGATTATTACCCTCAGAAAAGGGAGTACTACTGATGGCACTACCACCACAACCAATGGGATCAATTGTAGATTCAGGCCTTATGCAAGGTGGACCACAAGAAGAAATGTTGGGGCAACAAGTTGAAGTAATGGCACCGGAAGAGTTTGAAGGTGGGGCAGAAGTTATCCCGGACGGAGAAGGTGGTGCTATAGTTCAAGCCATTGCAGAAGCAACTGGCATGGACATAAACGATATGATTGAGCACGACTCTAATCTAGCCGAGTATTTAGACGAAGAGGTTCTTACAGATATCTCTATGGATCTTAGGGCATCGTTTGAAGATGACTTACAATCAAGAGATGCTTGGGAAGAAACATATACTAAAGGTTTAGATCTATTGGGTGTTGGGAGCACTGATCGTTCTGTTCCGTTTGAAGGAGCTTCTGGAGTAACCCATCCGTTGATCGCTGAGTCGGTAACTCAGTTCCAAGCACAAGCGTATAAAGAATTATTGCCTTCTGGTGGTCCTGTTAAGACGAAAGTCATTGGTGTTGCAAATTCAGAGACCGAGGGTCAAGCTACTCGTGTCAAGAACTTTATGAATTATTTGATTATGGAGAAGATGGAAGAGTTTGATCCAGACATGGATCAGATGTTGTTTTATTTACCGTTGTCCGGTTCTACGTTTAAGAAAGTTTACTACGACGAGGCTAAAGGTCGTCCTGTATCTAAGTTTGTTGCAGCGCAAGATGTAGTGGTTCCATACACTGCTACTGATTTGGTTACCGCACCACGGATATCACATGTTTTAAAGATGACAGACAATGAAGTTAGAAAACTTCAAGTTAGCGGTATATATCGAGACATTGAGCTAGGAGATCCTGGTGATACTGAAGAAGACACTGTTGAGCAGAAGGTAGATGAGCTTCAAGGGATTTCAAGGACATATAAGGACGAACTGAGAAACATTTTAGAAATACACTCTGTTATGGAGATAGAGGGTTTTGAAGACAAGGACGAGCAAGGAGAGCTTACGGGGATAAAACTTCCATACATCGTAACGATAGACAGAAGTAAGGGTGATGTCTTAGCTATTCGCAAGAACTATGCGGAGAACGATCCTTTAAAACAAACGATTCAATATTTTGTACATTATAAATTCATGCCTGGGTTAGGCTTCTACGGTTTTGGTTTAACTCACATGATTGGGGGTCTTGGACGTGCTGCTACTAGCATCCTACGTCAGCTAATTGACGCTGGGACGTTGGCTAATTTGCCAGCGGGATTCAAGGCTAGAGGTGTAAGGGTTCGTAATTCGGATGACCCGTTACAACCGGGTGAATGGCGGGATATAGATGTACCTGGTGGCGATATAAGGAGTGCGATTACACCGCTTCCGTATAAAGAACCATCTGCTACGTTGGCTCAATTGCTGGCGGCTTTGATCGAAGGTGGACGGAGATTTATCTCTGTTGCTGATGAACAAGTCAACAACATGAGTGGCGAAACACCAGTAGGCACGACTGTTGCTATGCTGGAACGTGGCATGAAGGTGATGTCGGCGATACACAAGAGACTGCATTACGGACAAAAGAATGAGTTTAGAATACTAGCTCGGATTGTTGCAGAGAACCTACCTCCGTTCTATCCGTATCAAGTTGCTGGCGCGAGCCCTGAAATAAAACAACAGGACTTTGACGGACGTGTAGATATCATTCCTGTTTCAGATCCCAACATATTCTCTATGGCACAACGGGTAGCATTGGCTCAGAGTCAGTTACAACTAGCGCAATCCAATCCAGAGATGCATAATATGTACGCATCGTATCAAAGGATGTATCAGGCGTTAGAAGTTCAGAACATAGACGAGATCTTACCTCCGATACCAGAGCCTCAACCGATGGATCCAGCGATAGAGAACGCGAGGGCGTTGTCGGGACAATTGCTTCAGGCTTTCCCAGATCAGAACCATGATGCACATATCATGGCGCATATGATCTTTATGAAAACACCACTTGTGCAGACTTCTCCACAGATAATGGGAACATTCTACGCACACCTCCAAGAGCATTTAAACTTTAAAGCTACGAACCAAGCTATACAGGAGGCGCAAGAAATTATGCAACAAGTGCAGCTATTGGCTCAATCGGGAGGTATTAGTCCTGAACAGGCGCAACAGGAGATTGCTGACATACAAGCTGGTCTTAACGATCCATCCGCTTTGGCTAATTACGTTGCAGAGATATCGGCTAAGATGATGGGAGAAATCATATCAGAGTTGATCCCACCACCCAATGATCCGATGGCTGACCCTCTGGTTCAAATCAGAATGCAAGAGCTGCAAATAAAACGAGACGATGTTGAGAAAGATAATGAAATAGACAAAGCTCGATTACTTATGGAAGCCGCTAAAATGGAGCAACGGTCTGCTACAGATGCGGCTCGTCTTGAGGTTCAAGAAGAGATTGCAGAGGATCGAACCGAAGTAAACAGAGAACGTATTGAGGTTCAACGAGAGGCGATGGAAGCGAGAAACAGGAGATAGACCAATGCCACTTAAAAAAGGAAAGTCTAAAAAGGTTGTTAGCTCAAACATCAGCAAGTTAAAGTCTGAGGGCTATCCTCAAAAACAAGCTATAGCTATTGCTTTGTCTAAAAAAGGAATGGCTCGTGGTGGCATGGTTAACTCTAGGTTTAGTCCTATATCTAAGCCGCAAAGGTT